GGTATTCGTTCACCGGCCGCCCGCCGGCGGGGGTGACCTTGCACATGACGACGCGGCCATCCTTGACGCAGGGATTGAGCAGCGCGGAGACGTGCGTCACCGGGATCTGGCAGGCCGCCGCCAGATCCGGCGAGCGGATGGCGACGGGGTTGAAATTCTTGTCGGTGCCGGCCTTGCGCAGGCAGGCGAGCAGCTGCTCGACCTTGCTGATGCCCTTGACCCGGCCGGCACCCCGCGGCGGCGTATGGCTGAGCTTCACCATGTCGTCGGCACCTCCATCACGGCGGCGGAGACGACGGTGGGCACCAGGCCGCGCCCGACGTGCGAGTAAATCGTGCAATGCAGCTTGCCGTCCTGCTGCCGGGCGATGGCGGTCTCGCCGACGCCGGGCGTGCAGGCGTCTGCGACCCAAACTCGGTAGGCGAGCCGGTCTTCCTGGTCGCGCTCGATGCGGTCGACGACGGCGAGGGCGCCAAAGACAAGGGCGAGGAAGGCGAGGGCGTGGATCGCGATCTTCATCATGCGCTCCTCGCCAGGGTGAGGGCGTCGCGGATCGTCTTGAGCTTCTCGGCCATGCCGTCCTGCGCGTCGTCGTCCTCGAAGCCGGACATGAATTCTTCGGCGATGTCGAGGGCGGTGAGCAGGGCGTCTCGCTGCCCGGAGAGGGAGAGCAGGTGCTGCGCCCAGGTGCCGTCGGGGGCACCGGTGCCATTGGACGGCGGTGTCACCCACGCCTCGAGCGCGTGGTTGCTGATGCCGGCGCAGGCGTTGACGCAGGCGGCGATCCGGCGGGCGTCAGCCTCGCTCATTTCGGGAGAATTGACGCGATCCATAGGGTTGTCATTGCCGACGTATTGAAGGTGCCAGCAGCACTCACCTGGACAATCCGTGACGGCTTCCCATGGCTCTTTGGTATGTGTTCTCATGCCGCCACCCGCTCTGCGATGTGGACGGTGCCGCGATCGGGCGCGGCGACTTTGACCTTGAGCGGGATCTCGCGCCAGCCCGGCGGGATGATCGGCGAGACCTTGACCTCGACGCCGTTGGAGATCAGGTGCATGCCGGCGCGCTGCGCGACCTGGTAGGCCTCGAGCAGCGTCATGCCGGGCGTGAGGTGGATCTGTGCCATGAGTGGGCTCCTAGTGATAGTTGGCGAGCTTGGCCACGTACTGGCGCAGCCGGACGGGGTCGGTACGCTTGCCCAGGCGCGACGTGCGGCCATCGGGCAGGCGGCGATAAACGACGTAATCGGTTTTGCCGGGCTCGACCGGGCAATCGACGACGAGCAGGCCGTGGTCCTTGGCGATCTGCCGAGCTTCGGCGAGCTGCTGAGCGCGGGAGTGGCGGGTCATTGCTTCGGCCTCGCCGGGATTAGCTCGAAGCGCGGCTTGTATCGGCGGGAAGATCGAGCGCCGCCGCGAGTTGCTTGATCACCTGGTAGCTGCTGCTCACGATCCGGTCGCCACGATGAGCGTGTGGGCCAGGTGGAGCACCAGCACCACGATCACGGCCGCCAGGATGGCGAAGGCCGAGTCGAGGATCGGGTCGGCAAAGCCTGCGCTGTCTTCGTTTTCCTGCGGGTCGGACCACATTTCGCGCCTCCATCGGGGTGGTGATGGAGGAATTCTACAAGCGTAGAATTCAAAAAGTCAACAAGCGTAGAATTTCGCGCGAAAATAAAGCCCGCATGGCGGGCTGAGTGGTTTGCGGCGGCGGGGCGGCTTAGTTCGGGTCGAACTCGATCCGGTCGAAATTGAAGTTATAGGACGAGCCGCCCAGGCTGATAAACCCAAGTCTAGTTTCACCCTTTGCAGCCTGAATAGCATTGGCGTGAACGAATACCCAGTCATCAGGACCCGGGTGCCGTCCGTCAGCGACAAGCTGTTTCAGGATTAATCGGACAATGAACTCTGTGTCCTTCTTGGCCTTCGCTCTAGAAACCTGGGCCCCGAGCTGGTAAGTGATCAACACGCTAAACCTGGATTTGGTCGCTTCGGTGATCTCGATCTTTTCGGCCTTGATCGCCTTGTTTGCTTCGGCGGTTACTGCTTTAGCCATCTCGGTTGGAGTCTTTGCAAAGCACATAGATGCGACCGTCAGGGAGAGAGCAAAAGCGGCAAATTTCATTATCTATAGTCCTTAATATATATGACTTTGGTATTACTCCAAGACAAGCGCTTCCGGACTGGAGCTAGTTGGTCCCGGAGCGCAGAGTAAAAGACTCTTGTTCTGGAAGAGCGCTTCGAGCAAGGGCTAGCATGCCTTTCTTTATACCGTCGTTACCCTGTCGAAAACCGTGGACCACGATTTGTTCGTCTGGGGTCAGTGAAGCGTAAGAGGTTGGCGGCGGTTCGCGCGCGTCGGAAGCGGTGTCACTGTTTGTTCGCTTCGGGAATTTAGGCTTTGGCTTCTCCGCGATCTCATAATCGTGATCCGGGTCTTCCAATTGATTCACGGTGAGGCCGAAAGCGGATGCAATGGGGACGGCGTACTGAGACCGCTTCGATCCGCGCTTCTCCAGCGCGCTGATCGTTCCGACGTCGACTTCTGAAAGCTCGGACAGTTTCTCGAGCGTCCAGCCGACCTTTTTCCGGTAATGACGTATTCGGTCGCCAAGGCCCATTCTGCGAAGGCTAGACACTTGTAGAACCCCTCGCAAATACAGTTGTTGATTTTTCCAATTCTACGAGTGTAGAATTCTGGGTATGGATGCACTCAAGCAGGCAATCGATATCGTTGGTGGCCCGTCGAAGCTGGCGGGCATGTTGGGCGTTTCCGCCCAGGCGGTGTGTTTCTGGCGCGACGAAAAGCGTCGACTTCCGGCAGAGCACTGCCCGGACATCGAGCGCGAGACCGGTGGCCTGGTGACCTGCGAGCAGCTGCGTCCCGATGTGGATTGGGGCTACCTGCGCGCGACACGGTGTGAATCGGCGGCGGCCTGAGATGAGCCAGCGGTTTTCGGTCAGTGCTTTGGAAGTCCGGCGCCTTGAGGCGCACTGTCTTCCTGCTGATCGCATAGCGAAAGTATTCGCTGTGCCAGTTCTCGCGCTTGGGCGCTGTGAATCGCGAACGTTCGAACCTCTGCATCTTCCTGGCTCTGCAGCGAGTTCGTCAGGTACGAAAGAGTGATGAGCATGGCGTCCAGTGTCGGCACCGTGCGCAGCTCCCATCCGGTAATCGGGAGCGAGACTATTTCTTGGGTCATGGCCAGTCCTTTCGGTGTTTCGTTGCGTGAGAACTTCGATTCTATCCGTCATGGGCTGGCCTCCCTTTCTGGCTTCTCCCTCTCCCGGCACCACGCCGGGTTTCCGGCCGGCGCGGTGTTTTCCGCTCCGGCCCTTCTTTTTTATCGCCCTGGTATGTGAAAGCGCGTTAAACGCGCATTGCACGGAGTTTCCACCATGACCTATCCGCTCGATTTCCAGCCCGGCCTGACGGCCCAATTCCCTCACCTCGAGGATGTCCTGACGGCGGCGGTGTATGGCCACCGCGTGGGGCTCAACGGGGTGGCGGCCGCGCTCGACCAGTCGCCCTCCGAACTGTCGCGCCGGCTCAACCGCGAGTCGGACGATCATCGCCCGGCCAGGGTGCAGGACCTGGTGGGCATCATCCAGGCGACCGGCGACCGGCGACCGATCTACTGGCTGATCGAGAAGTTCATGGAGTCGCCCGAGGCGCGCATGGCCCGGGCGGCGGACCAGCTCAACGAGCTGCTGCCGATGGTGGCGGAACTGGCCGCCCAGGCCGGGATCGCGTCGAAGAAAAACGCCCGCCGGTAAGTCGGGATGACGGATTCCACACTGGGGGGGGGCAGTGTGCCCACTCCTGATTTCTCCGCGATCCCGGAGGCGTTGAAGCAACGGCCGCAATGGCTGTGCTGGCGGCTGGAACAAAAGCCGGGGGCGAAGAAGCCGGCGAAGATGCCGTATTACGCCTCGGGCAAGCGCCGCACCGGGGTACAGGGCTCGGACGAGGATCGCGCGGCGCTGGTGACCTTCGGTGTCGCCGTGGCGGCAATGGACTTGCTGCAGGCCTCGGGGATCGGCTTCGCCTTCCTTCCCGGGGATGGCTTGATCGGCATCGACCTGGACAAGATGGTGGATGCGGACACGGGCGAAATGTCGCCCCGCGCGCAGCGGATCATCGAGGCCTGCGCGTCCTATACGGAGTGGTCGCCCTCCGGAAGCGGCTTTCACATCTACGTGCTCGGGACCACAGAGACCACCAAGGACAACGGGATCGGCGTGGAGATGTTCTGCTCGAAGCAGTTCTTCACGGTGACTGGCCGGCATCTTGCCGGGACGCCGACCGAGGTTGCGGCGATCGACGACAAGGTATTGCGCCGCCTGCGCAAGACGATCGATATGGCGAAGGGCGGGTTTTCCGACCGTCCGGCGCCGGCTCCGAAGGCCGCACCCTTGACACCGGCGTCCAGCGAGCGGGAACGGGTGTTGTCGGCGTTGGATGCGCTCGATCCCGGTCTCGGTTACGACGAATGGCTGCAGATCGGCATGGCCCTGCATTCGGGCCTGGGCGGCAACGGGTTTGCGGTGTGGTCGAGCTGGTCGGCGCGCTCGGATAAATACCCGGGCGAGGCGGTGCTGGCGACGCACTGGAAATCGTTCAAGCCGGGCCGCACGGGCATCGGCACATTGTTCCACCTGGCCAAGCAGGCCGGCTGGAAGCCGCCCCGTCGCAGCGGAGGGAAACCATTTATACCCCTTCCACCCGCTTCCGCGGTGGAGGCAGTCAAGCCGGTCAGCAACATCGGGAATGCCTGGCGCTATGGTCTATGGCGAAACGATGCGGGCAACCCGCGGCCGATCCGAGAGAACGTGGAGCATTGCCTGACCGAGCATCCAGCGCTCAGCGGGCTGGTGGGCTACAACCTGTTCGCACATCGGCTGGAAAAGCGAACTGCCGCGCCATGGGGCGGAGACAAGGGCGAATGGAAGACACAGGATACGCGCGAGCTGGCTTCCTGGTTGGCGAACGAGGCAGGGCTGATCCTGAAGCTGAAGGATGTGGCGGATGCGGTGGCGCTGGTGGCATGGCGCAACCACGTTAACCCGGTGCGCGATCTGCTGCTGAGCCTGCCGGAGTGGGATGGGACCGACCGCCTCGATCACTGGATGATTGACTGCCTGGGGGCGATGGATACGCCTTACACGCGGCTGGTGGGGCGGAAGTTCATCATGGGCATCTGCAAGCGGGTGCTCGATCCTGGCTGCAAGTTCGATTACATGCTGATCCTGGAAGGCGAGCAGGGGCGCGGGAAGTCGAGCACGTTCCGCACGCTGGCCTGGATGGATGAGTGGTTCAACGACACGCCGTTCTCGGCGAATCTGGACAAGGATGCGCGCCTGGCGCTGCATGGCTGCCTGATCTACGAGATCTCGGAGATGCACGGCTTCAACAAGGCCGATTCGAATGCGGTGAAGGTGTTCCTGAGCCAGATGGACGACAAGCTGCGGGCGCCCTATGCCGAGCAACACGAGGTGTTCAAGCGCTCGATGGTGTTCGGCGGGACAACGAACGAAACGGAGTATTTCAGAGACCGCACGGGCAACCGGCGATTCTGGCCGGTGGCAATACTGCTGGCGAACCTTGAGATGCTGCGCGAGTGGCGCGAGCAGCTCTTTGCAGAGGCTTTGCATCGACTGAAGGGCGGCGAGCCGGTCTATCCGGATCGTGAGGCGGAGAACGCGCTGTGCAAGCCGGAGCAGGAGAAGCGGCTGGTGAAGGACCCGTGGGGGGATTTTGTGACGGCCTGGCTGGCGTTGCCGGCGAATGCGGGCTGCAACTTCCTGACGTATGTCGAGGTGTTCCAGATCCTGAAGGTCGAGGCGGCTCGAATTACGCCCTTTGGCGACGATGGCGGGCGCGTGCGCAGGGTAATGGAGTCGATCGGCTGGTTCGCCGCCAGGGAGCGCGTGAATGGCGTCCAGCAGCGTGGATTCAAGCGGCCAACGCTTGAGCCTGACGGGGTTCCCAAGGGAGACGACGATGACGATCTGCCGATTTGAGGCTGTGACAGTGGACTTATCCACAGAAAACACTGTCACGCCGGAAACCCGCACCACCACAGGGTTTGTGACAGTGACGAAAAACGTCACTTTCACTGTCTCAGTGTGAACCCGCATGGCTACAGGCTTTGTGACAGTGACAGTGTTTTTCTCGCGCGCGCGCACGTGTACGCGCGTGCACTTTTATTTATTTCCCTTTCTTGTTCCAGGAGATGAGCATGACCGAGGCTGAGGCGAAGACGAAGTGGTGTCCGATGGCGAGGGTTGATTTCGGCGGTGAGGGAGCTGGGTCCAGGAATCGGCTTGAACAGCGCCGTGCTGGTGATTCAGTGCCGGGTGGAGTGCTTAACGCGAACTGCCTTGGATCGGACTGCATGGCCTGGTGCTCCGGGCACAAGTCGGGCCACGGCTACTGCGGCCTCGCCGGCTTGTAGCCATGAGCCGCGAACGGATGCCGTGGTGTGCCAGGGTGATCGATGGCCTGCGTGAGGTCTTCGGGCGCCCGGACATCAACGAGGTCATCCGACGCGGCCTGCGCCCCGATTGCGAGCCGGTGGAGCGTGTGTATTTCCGCGAGAACGGGGAGGCGCTGGGCGCCCCGTTTGAGCCGCCGGAGGCGAAGGTTGTGGCGGTTAGCCAGATGGTGATCGGCCCCCAGCCGGTGTCGAAGAAGCGAGGCCGGGAATGAGCGCGCCGCCCTTCACCTGGATGTGGTCGGACCCGGCGGAACACATGGATCGGCTGCGGGCCCTGAAGGAGCGGCTGGCGAAGGAGGAAGTGGAGTTCAAGGAGCGGGAACGCCGCCGCAAGGCGCGCCGCATTCGAAAGCTGGTGAAGGCGGCCAAGAACAGAGAACTGAAAGGGCAGAAATGATCGAGTACATCAACGTGCAGCTGGCGATCTGGGGGAAGTGGGCGGTGCGGCGCGGATCGTCTGGTCTTGGGTATCCGAGCATCTCGCCGATGTTTCAGCAAATGACGCACGGCGGTGTCTATAAGAGTCGGGAGCCTGCCGGTATTTGCGAGAACGTGCATGACACCGACCAGGCGGTGCAGCGCCTGCAGCCGCAGGACAGGGCGCTGTGCGTGGAGTTCTACCAGCGTGGCGGTACTTCGACCGATATCGCAAAGAGGCTCGGCCTGGCACGGCAGCGGCTATATGAGCGTCTCGATGCCGTCCATCGGGCCGTGATGGGGCATCTGAACGACATTGCATCGGGGTGTTGACATGGCCGGACACTTTCTGCACAATTCAGCTACTCTGTTCAAGTTGCGTCTAGACAAAGCCCTGCCACTCTTACGAGTCGCGGGGCTTTTCCGTTAATGCCCTCAAGTCCTCCACGCCCTTGCCGGCACGCCGGATGCGGCGCTCTGGTGGTGGAAGGCGCTTACTGCCAGGCCCACAAGCGCGAAGCGGTAGCCGGCCGCTTCGGCGATGATCGACGCGGGAGTGCCACGGCGAGAGGCTACGGCGCCGAGTGGCGTCGCACCCGGGCCAGGATACTGAAGCGTGACTGCGGGCTGTGCCAGCCTTGCCGTCAAGCCGGCCGCGTCAGGGTGGCGACGCAGGTGGATCACCTGGTGCCCAAGGCAGAAGGCGGCACAGATGCCGACAATAACTTGCAGGCGATCTGTAGTGCGTGCCATACGGCGAAGACGCAGCGCGAAGCCGCGCGGGGGAGGGGGCCTTAAATCTCTGGGACTTCTCAGCTGGAGACCGGTCGCCTAGTCAAATTTTTACGTGCGGGAGTTTCGAGGGGAGGGGGTACTCCCTGTCGATACGTCTGCACAAGGAATACACCCGAGAGAAGGGCGGCAGTAGCCGATCAGCAGTTCCGCAGGAAGGCCAGCGCCAAGCGGAATCGGCGAAGTGTGTTGCAGTGCCGCCCGCCATGCGAAGCGCCCCCGCCGGAAAGCCCTTCCGGCGGGGTGTGCCGCACCACCAGGAGCAACGATGGGATCACGTGGACCGCAGCCGCTGCCGGCCAACGTGCATGTCCTGCGCGGCAATCCGAGCAAGAAGGCCGCCGGCGATCTGCTCGCGGATCTGCAGCCGGAGGTCGAGCTGCCGGACGCGCCCTCCTGGATGTGGGCCGAGGCCAAGAAGGAGTGGAAGCGGATCGGCGCCGAGCTGGTGCGCTACGGCCTGGTCAGCCGGCTCGATCGCGCGGCGCTGGTGCTGTATGCCCAGGCCTGGGCGAAGATGGTCTGGGCCGAACGGCAGCTGGCCAGGGCGATGAAGCTGGCGGAAGAAAAGCGCGCCGCGGCCGAGGCCGCCGGCGAAGCCTACGACGGGGGCGACGGCATCATGGTGCGCACCCCGAACGGCAACCTGACCTACTCGCATCATTGGGTGGTCGGGCGCCGAGCTGCAGAAGACGTCAATCGGTTCCTGGCCTCGTTCGGGATGTCGCCGAGCTCGCGCTCGCGCGTCGCCACCAGCGAGAACCGCCAGGGTTCGCTGTTCGAAGGTCCGGCAGGAGACGACGAGTGGGCCAAGAAGGGCTTGTGAGCTTCGCCGACCGCGCCACGCAGTACGCGCGCGACGTCGTCGATGGCCGCGTCGTGGCCTGCAAGTGGCACCGGCTCGCCTGCGCGCGCCACCTCAAGGATCTCGACCGCGTCGGTAGCGCCGCCTTCCCCTACAGCTGGAATCCCGAGCTCACCGACGCCGCCGGCAAGGCCTACCGTCCCGCCGAGCGGATCTGCGCCTTTGCCGAGTTGATGCCACACATCAAGGGGGACTGGGCAGCGCGTGGCCAGCGCATCCACCTCGAAGATCCGCAGGTCTTCATCCTCGCCAGCATCTTCGGCTGGGTACACGTTGAGACCGGAAAGCGCCGCTTCCGCAACGCCGATCTCTTCGTCCCGCGCAAGAACGCCAAGAGCGCGCTGGCCGCGGTGATCGGCCTGTTCATGCTGGGCCCCGATGGCGAATTCGGCGCCGAGGTGTATTCCGGCGCCACCTCCGAATACCAGGCGCTGGAAGTCTTCCGCCCGGCCCTGCTCATGGCGCGCGCCACACCGGCGTACCTCGACCGCTACGGCGTCAGCGCCAACGCCTCCAACCTGGCGGTGATCAATCGCAACTCGAAATTCGAGCCGGTGATCGGCAAGCCCGGCGACGGCGCCAGCCCCAGCTGCGCCATCGTGGATGAATACCACGAGCACAAGACGCCGGATCTCTACGACACCATGAAGACCGGCATGGGCGCGCGCTCGCAGCCGCTGCTGCTGGTGATCACCACCGCCGGCACCGACATCGGCGGCCCGTGCTACCAGCACCAGGTCGAGCTGCAGAAGATCCTCGACGGCGTCCTGGAGAACGACCAGCGCTTCGGCATCATCTTCACGATGGACGAGGGCGACGACTGGACCAGTGAAGACGCGCTGCGCAAGGCCAACCCGCTGTTCGGCGTCTCGATCGACGGCGACTTCCTGCGCCAGGCGCAACGCGAGGCCATTGCCGATCCGCGCAAGCAGAACGTCTTCAAGACCAAGCACCTCAACATCTGGTGCCAGGCCGCCTCCCCCTGGCTCAACCTGCACCACCTGCAGCAGGCCGGCGATTCCGCACTCGAGCTCGAGGCCTTCCGCGGCGAAGAATGCGTCGTCGGCCTCGATCTCGCCAGCAAGCAGGACATTGCCAGCGCCGTATTCGAATTCCAGCGCGAGATCGATGGCCAGATCCACTACTACGCCATCAGCCGCAACTACGTGCCGCAGGCTGCCGTCGATAAGCCGGAAAACGCGCACTACCAGGCGTGGGTGAATAGCGGCGACCTGATCGTCACCCCGGGCAACATGATCGACCTCGAGCAGATCCAGGAGGATCTATTCACCGCGTCCGAGATCGTCATCGTGCGTGAAGTGGCGAAGGACCCCTGGGGCGGTCAGCAGCTCGGCGCCAACCTTGCCGCCGAAGGCTTCCAGGTCATCGATATTCCGCAGCAGGTGCGCTACCTGTCCGAGCCGATGAAGGACCTGCAGGCGCTGGTCGATGCCGGCCGCTTCCACCACGACGCCAACCCCTGCTACGTCTGGCAGATGAGCAACGTCGAATGCCAGGCCGATCGCAACGAGAACATCTTCCCGCGCAAGCAACGCGCGCAGAACAAGATCGATGCCGCCGTCGCCACCATCGCCGCGCACAACCGCAGCATGGTGCCTGGGGATGGCAATGAAAAGTCGTTCTGGGAATCGGAGACCGCGTGAAATTACTCGACAGGTTCCTGGGAATGTTCGAGCGGCGCGCGGCCGAGCTGACCTATGACCAGATCGCCTCGCTGATCGACGGAAATGGTGGCGGAAAGGTTGCCGGCGTTACGGTCAACGCCGCCACCGCGCTGCAGGTCTCGACCGTCCTGGCCTGTGTGCGCACCATTGCCGACGGATGCGCCACGCCCGACCTGCATGTGTATCGCGAG